TCTTGGTGGCGGTAGTATGGCAATTCATATTACTAAGATGTATCCCCGAATTCGTATTTGGGTAAATGACTTGTATGAACCACTTGTAAATTTTTGGACTCAACTTCAAGAGAATGGAGAAGAACTTCAGGGTCTTTTAGTTGATTATAAATCGACTCATGCCAATCCAGAATCGGCAAAAGAGTTGTTTGTAAATGCTAAAGAATGGGTAAATGATAGAACCAAATGTAATATTGATCGTGCCGTAGCATTCTATATTGTAAATAAATGCTCATTTAGTGGACTGACAGAAAGTTCTTCATTTTCTCCAAAGGCATCTGTAAGTAACTTTTCTCTCCGTGGCATTTCCAAACTTACTGGATATTCTGAACTAATTCAGAGATGGCATATTACCAATGGGTCATATGAAAATATGCTCACGAATGATAAAGATGTCTTTACTTATCTAGATCCTCCATATGATATTAAAGACAATCTTTATGGTAAGAAAGGTGATATGCACAAGAGATTTGATCATGATAAGTTTGCCAAAGATTGCTCATCACACGAGAGTAAAATGCTTGTAAGTTATAATTCAGATCAACTTGTGAAAGATCGTTTTAAAGATTGGAATGCTGCCGAGTTTGATCTTACATACACGATGCGATCGGTAGGCGAATATATGCGTGATCAAAAACAACGTAAAGAATTACTGCTTTTTAATTATGGAATTGAAGGATTGGTTGAACAGTATCAATCAGACAAAGAAACATCTAATTGATGAAGACCGTTCACTTGAGAAGGAATATCCTCCATACATTATAAATCGATGTTTCTCTGGACACATCGATACCTTGATGTTTGCCAATGAGATGAATAAGTATCACTTTCTTCCAAAGAGACTTCAATACGATTTCTTTATAAATATTGTGAGGAAAAAGAAGAGATTCTCTCCCTGGATCCGACAAGATAAAATCCAAGATCTTGATTATGTCAAACGTTATTATGGTTATAGTAATGAAAAGGCAAAGCAAGCTCTGAAGATACTAACAAAGGAACAACTGAAGTTCATTAAATCTAAATTTGATACTGGAGGAAAAGCATGAGCGTTGTTAGAGAGCCTGAAGTGAAATGGTCGCCAGATAAAATGGTGGAAGTGATTCTGGGAGAACCGGACGATTTTCTTAAGGTTCGTGAGACGCTGACACGTATTGGTGTCGCATCACGCAAAGAAAAAAAGATTTATCAATCGTGCCATATTTTGCACAAGCAAGGTCGTTATTATCTGGTGCATTTTAAGGAACTATTTGCACTGGATGGTAAGCACGCAAATCTAACTGTAAACGATATTCAGAGACGCAATCGTATTGTACAGTTACTTGCCGACTGGGGACTTATTGAAATTGTGAATGTTGATTTGATTCAGGATATTGCTCCATTGAATCAAATTAAGGTTCTTTCTTATAAGGATAAGGGAGAATGGATTCTTGAGACCAAATACAATATTGGTTCCAAGAAGAAAAGGACAGAGGAAACCGAATAAATAGGAGCGGGTTTCCACACCCGCTTTTTTGTGCCTTGTGTTAATATATACTTGTGGATGCCGTAAGGGTCCACAAAACACAAACTCGCTTTTTTAAGGAGCTACAATAATGACTAACCTCACAAGGTATACTGCTGCGGATCTTCCTGAATTGATGGAAAGAATCACGCGCAATTCTATTGGAATGGATGAATATTTTGATCGCCTTTTTAACCTACATGAAACTTCAAAGAATTATCCTCCATACAATCTTATTCAGGTAAATAATGTTGAGTCTAGATTAGAAATAGCACTCGCAGGGTTTAAGAAAGGAGAAGTAAATGCGTTCACAGAGTATGGAAAACTTTTTGTCGAAGGACAAAAAGAAGATACTGAGTCAGACAGGACATATGTCCACAAGGGAGTGGCTAGCAGAAGTTTTAAACGAGCATGGACTTTATCCGACGACACAGAAGTTAAGGAAGTCATCTTTGAGGACGGGTTACTCACCATTACCTTGGGGAAAATAGTCCCAGAGCATCATGCACGTAAAGATTATCTCTAAATAGAAGGTCGTCGTCGCATGACAGAGGGGATACTGGCACAATCCAGCAACATCCCCTTTTTTTTATGCTATAATATATGGAGGAACTATAGTATCATGTCTGTAAAACTTGCTATTTTAAAATCTGGGGAAACGGTCGTTGCAGAAATTAAAGAATTAATTTCTGATGATAAAGTATGTGGATATCTTTTTGAAAACCCTCATGTTATTCGCGAAAGAGCATCAATATTTCTTGCCGAAGATAATGAGCAAAATGGTAGAGACATTGAAATTGCAATCGCTCCTTGGATTATTTTGACAAAAGATGATAAAATTCCTGTTCGTCCTGATTGGATTGTAACTATTGTAGATCCAATAGATACTATTGCAGAAATGTATGAGGAAAAAGTTAATGGAAAAATCAGTGAAGTGCCTTCTTCTGAAGGTTGATAACGTAATTGTTACAGAAATTATTGAAGTTGGATCTGAACTTGGTGAACCAGATTGTAAACTTATTAATCCATACGAGATTGATGTTGATGGAAACTTGAAACCATGGCCAGAGATTACGGATCAAAAAGAACTTATGATTCATTCTGATAGTATTTTAACTATTGTTGATCCAAAAAAAGAAATTATTGACAAGTATCTTGAGTTAACTTCCTAATGCGCTTTTATACTAATGTTCAGATGGTCGGGGATAACTTCCTTGTTCGCGGTCATGAAAATGGAAAACATTTCATGATCAAAGAGAGGTTTGACCCGACTCTTTTTGTGCCTTCAAATAATCAAACAAAATATAAAACTCTTAATGGGGAGTATGTTGAGGCAATTCAACCAGGGTCTGTAAGAGATTGTCGTGACTTCATCAAAAAATATGAAGGTGTAGAGAACTTTAGTATTTACGGAAATGATCGATACATCTATCAGTATATTTCTGATAAGTATCCTGAAGAAGAAATTAAGTTTGATACTAACAAGATCAAGATCTCGACAATTGATATTGAGGTTGCATCAGAGAATGGATTCCCTGATGTGGAATCTGCTGCCGAGGAAGTTCTTCTTATTACGGTTCAGGATTATGCTACTAAGCAGATCCGTACCTGGGGTAAGGGAAACTTTGTAAACAAACAACAAAATGTTATCTACAAAGGATTTGATACAGAGTATGAATTACTCAATAGTTTCATTCACTGGTGGATGATTGAAGAAAATTGTCCTGAGGTTGTTACCGGATGGAACAGTGAGCTTTATGATATGCCGTATTTGGTGCGTCGTATTGATCGTGTTCTTGGCGAAAAGTTGATGAAGCGTATGTCTCCATGGGGACTGGTGACTGAGAAGGAAACTTTTATCATGGGACGAAAGCATATTTCTTATGATGTAGGTGGCATTACTCAACTTGATTATTTGAACCTTTATAAGAAGTTTACTTATAAAGCACAGGAATCATATCGCCTGGATTATATTGCCAGTGTTGAATTGGGGCAGAAGAAGTTAGATCACAGCGAATTTGATACTTTTAAAGACTTCTACACAAATGGGTGGCAGAAGTTTGTAGAATACAATATCATTGACGTGGAACTTGTTGACCGTCTGGAAGACAAGATGAAACTCATCGAACTTGCTATTACAATGGCATATGACGCAAAGGTAAACTTTGTCGATGTGTTTTATCAGGTAAGGATGTGGGATGCCATTATCTACAACTACCTGAAGAAGCGAAATATTGTTATTCCGCCAAAGGAGGATTCTTCCAAAAGTGAAAAATACGCAGGCGCATATGTTAAGGAACCGATTCCTGGAAAGTATGACTGGGTGGTGTCTTTTGACCTTAACTCTCTGTATCCTCATCTCATTATGCAATATAATATCTCACCAGAGACTCTTCTTGATGAAAGACATCCCCGTGCGAGTGTTGATCGAATCCTCAATGAGGAGATAACATTTGAGATGTATAAGGACTATGCGGTATGTGCCAATGGTGCCATGTATCGTAAAGATGTTCGCGGTTTTCTTCCAGAATTGATGGAGAGGATTTATAATGAAAGAAAGATCTTCAAAAAGAAGATGTTGAAAGCAAAACAAGATTATGAAAAAACTCCAACGAAGGCACTGGAAAAAGAAATTGCCCGTTGCAACAACATCCAGATGGCAAGAAAGATTCAACTTAACTCTGCTTACGGTGCGATTGGTAATCAGTATTTTAGGTATTATAAACTTGCAAATGCTGAAGCAATCACTCTCTCGGGTCAAGTTTCGATTCGCTGGATCGAAAACCGTATGAACGAATACCTAAATAAACTATTGCAAACGGAGGAGGTCGATTATGTTATCGCATCCGACACTGACAGCATCTATCTTAACCTTGGACCTCTTGTTAGTAAATTTTTTGCTAATAAGTCTGGCGACAAAACAGCAATTGTGGGGATACTTGACAAGATCTGCCAAGAGAAACTGGAACCTTTTATCGAACGTTCATACCAGAAACTTGCGGACTACGTACAAGCGTATGACCAAAAAATGCAAATGAAGCGTGAGAATATCGCAGAACGTGGTATTTGGACAGCAAAGAAGCGTTATATTCTCAACGTATGGAATAGTGAGGGTGTTCAATATACCGAACCAAAACTTAAAATGATGGGTATTGAGGCAGTCAAATCATCGACACCAGCTCCTTGTCGGACAATGATTAAAGATGGTCTTAAACTCATGATGAATGGAACAGAGGATGAGGTAATTGAGTATATTGATAAGTGTCGTAAGGAATTTAGAAAACTTCCACCAGAACAGATTGCTTTTCCACGATCTGCCTCTGATGTGAAAAAGTATCATTCTCACGCTGACATTTATTCGAAGGGCACTCCTATTCATATTCGTGGAGCACTTCTTTTTAATCATTATATTAAAGAGAAGAAGTTGACAAATAAATATTCACTTATTGCCAATGGTGAAAAAATCAAGTTCTTGTATCTGAAGAAACCAAATATTATTCAGGAGAATATTATTTCTTTTATTCAGGACTTTCCAAAAGAACTTGGTCTTGACAGGTATATTGACTATGACCTACAATTTGAAAAGAGTTTCCTTGAACCTTTCAAAGCAATTCTAGATGCCATCGGATGGTCTGTGGAAAAAAATGTAAACCTTGAACTATTTTTTGGATAATGGACTTCTTAAAAGATATCGTAAAAGAGATTGGAGATGACTACACAAAACTCGCCGCAGATATTGACGAGACTGAAACATATGTTGACACGGGTTCGTACATTTTTAATGGACTTGTGTCAGGTAGTATTTTTGGTGGTGTATCTGGGAATAAGATTACTGCTATTGCTGGAGAGTCTTCTACTGGAAAAACTTTCTTCTCTCTCGCTGTGGTTAAGAATTTTCTTAATTCTAACCCCGATGGTTATTGTCTCTACTTTGATACTGAGGCTGCCATTACTAAGTCACTCTTGGACTCAAGAGGCATTGACGTTTCACGGTTTGTCGTGGTTAATGTTGTCACAGTAGAAGAGTTTCGTAGTAAGGCACTTAAGGCAGTAGACATATACCTAAAAAAACCTGTAGAGGAGCGCAAACCTTGTATGTTTGTGTTAGACTCTCTGGGAATGCTCTCAACAGAAAAGGAAATTACTGATGCCCTGAACGATAAGCAGGTTCGTGACATGACGAAATCTCAACTTATCAAAGGTGCTTTCAGGATGTTGACATTGAAGTTGGGGCAGGCTAACATTCCAATGATAGTAACCAACCATACCTATGATGTCATCGGTTCTTATGTTCCTACTAAAGAGATGGGCGGTGGTTCTGGTCTTAAGTATGCTGCCAGTACCATCATATATCTCAGCAAGAAAAAAGAAAAAGACGGAACAGAAATTATCGGAAACATTATTAAGGCAAAGACTGCTAAGTCGCGTCTAAGTAAGGAGAATAAGGATGTTGAGATACGTCTCTATTATGATGAGCGTGGGCTTGATCGATATTATGGTCTTCTGGAGTTGGGTGAGATTGGAGGACTTTGGAAGAATGTTGCTGGACGTTATGAAATGAATGTTAATGGCGAAACCAAAAAGGTCTATGCCAAAGCGATTCTCAAAGAACCAGAAACCTACTTCACAGAAGAAGTAATGCAGAAACTTGACGAAATAGCGAGGAAGGAATTTAGTTATGGAGCGAATTGAACTTACAATTCTGCGCAATCTTCTATACAATGAAAACTATTCACGAAAGGTAATTCCTTTCATTCAACCAGATTATTTTGAGCAAAGGTCTGAAAAAGTAATCTTTCAGGAAATTGTTCATTTTATTGTTAAATATAACTCGGGCATCACAAAAGAAGCACTGACGATTGAACTTGAAAATCGTATAGATCTTACCGAAACAGAAGTAAGGGAAGTTCGTGATATTGTAGATGCTCTTCATGATGCCCCAGTAGACTATCAATGGTTGCTGGATACAACAGAAAAATGGTGTCGTGACCGAGCCATTTATCTTGCTCTTATGGAAGCCATTGGTATTGCCGATGGTAATGATGAGAATAAGAACCGTGATGCAATTCCAAGTATTCTGTCAGATGCTCTGGCAGTTTCTTTTGATAATAATATCGGTCACGACTACTTAGAAAACTATCAGGAAAGGTATGAGTACTATCATCGGAAGGAAGAAAAAATTGAATTTGATCTCGAATATTTCAACAAAATTACCAAAGGCGGTTTACCTCCTAAGACTCTTAACATCGCGCTCGCTGGTACAGGTGTCGGCAAGTCTCTATTCATGTGCCATGTTGCTAGCTCCGTGCTGCTCCAAGGACGGAACGTTCTCTATATTACAATGGAGATGGCAGAAGAAAAAATTGCTGAACGAATTGACGCAAACTTATTGAATGTTCCCATTCAAAATCTGACTGATTTGCCAAAGTCAACATTTGAAAACAAGGTAACTAGTCTTTCAAAGAAGACTCAGGGAACACTTATAATTAAAGAATATCCCACTGCATCGGCACATAGTGGACATTTTAAAGCACTGCTTAATGAACTTGCACTTAAGAAGTCATTTAAGCCTGATATTATTTTCATTGATTACCTTAATATATGTGCTTCCTCCCGCTATAAGTCAGGCGTTTCTATCAATTCATATAGCTATATCAAGGCTATTGCTGAAGAACTTAGAGGATTGGCTGTCGAGAAAGAAGTCCCTATCGTATCTGCCACCCAGACCACTCGTTCTGGTTATTCTAGCAGCGATGTTGATATCACTGACACTAGTGAATCCTTTGGTCTCCCTGCTACTGCTGATCTTATGTTTGCCCTTATTTCAACTGATGAGCTTGAACAACTTGGACAAATTATGGT